CCCGATGGCACGCGGGGCCCGCCTAGCCCGGCATCTGGTGATCGCCGCCTGGCGGCCGCTGCGGGCCCTGGAGGACCTGCTCGACGAGGTCGAGCGGACACGGTGCCCCGTGAATAGCGTCACCGTCCTTCGGGCCCGGGCGGCCCTGGAACACGCGATGCCCTACCTCGAGGACGCCGACGGGGAGATCTGGAAATGACGCTGGAGCAGTTCCTCGCGGCCTGGATCGTCGGGTCGTCAATCCTGTCGGCCGCGTTCGCGATGGTCGCGATCGTGATCGCCATACACACATTCACGGACGAGGCCGAGGCCACGGAACGGCGTCGGCAAGGAGACCGGCTGGAGGCCGGGCTGGACGGAGTCGAGGAGGCACGGGCGGAGGATCCCGCCCGTGCCGTCGCCTCGCGGGTGTTCCGCGAGACGGGCTGGATGTCTGCAAACAATGCGAGGAGGTACGGGATATGACTATTTCCATCAGGAAGGCGAAGAGGTCGGCAACAAAGCTGCGGATTCTGCTGACGAGCCCGAGCGGCGGCGGGAAGACGTTCGGAGCCCTGCTCCTGGCGAAGGGACTCGGCGGGAAGACGGTCGTCATCGACACCGAGGAAGGGTCGAGCGACCTCTACGACGAGCTGCACGAGTTCGACGTAATCGACCTGAAGCCTCCGTTCACGCCGGAGAGGTACGTCGAGGCGATCTCGGGGGCCGAGGCCGCCGGCTACGAGGTGATCGTCATCGACTCAGTCACCCACTGCTGGAGCGGCAAGGGCGGGTGCCTGGAGTTGGTCGACGACATCGCGAAGGCACAGTTCCGCGGGAACACATGGTCGGCCTTCTCGGTGATCACGCCTCGGTGGCGGGCATTCGTCGACGCGATCCTCCGGTCGTCGGCCCATGTGATTTGCACGGGACGCAGTAAGACCGAGACCGCCCAGGTAGAGGATCACGGGCGGAAGAAGGTGACAAAGCTCGGGATGAAGCTTGAGGCCCGCGACGGCCTGGAGTACGAGTTCACGACCGTTCTCGACCTGGTCCACGACGGCCACTACGCGACAGTCTCGAAGGATCGGACCGGGATCTTCGGCGGAGACCCGAAGCCGATCACGGTCGAGACCGGGAAGCGGCTGGCCGAATGGCTGGCGGGTGGCGAGGCCGTGAAGGCCGAGCCGGCAGCCAAGCCGGCCCCGGCCCTGTACCACGAGATCGCGTTGTTCATCGCCCAGGCGGCGAACGTGCGGACGCTCGGGAAGATCGGCAACCGGCTCGACGAGCTGGTCTCGACCGACCAGATCACAGCCGACGAGTGGTCGCAGCTCACAGACCGTCTGAACGAGCGGCACAAGCAAATCGAGCCGGTCCAGGAGGTCGCCTCGTGACCATCCTCGAACACCTGACGTTCTCCGGCCTGCGGCACGACCACGACCGCGACTGGTTCCGCTGCTCGGACCTGGTCGACGCGTCGCAGGCCGCCGGCTACCGGATGACGCGCTATGAGATCAGGACGGCGATCGCTCACCTTCCGAAGCCGGAGAAGGCCTACGGCCACAACCACTACGGCCGCGACCACTTGATCGCCGTGATCGAGTTCGCGGAATCCATGTCGCAGAAAGGAATCGACAATGCCTAGCTGGGGAATCGACGAAGAGTTCACAGACACCGCCACGGCTGACTCGAAGGCACCGGAACGCGAGCTCGTCCCAGAGGGCGACCACGAGTTCACGGTGAAGGCCGTGATCGACTCGCCCGAGCGTGTCGAGATCCGCCTGGCCCACGACGACCGACGCTTCGGCTGGGTCTTTGCCCGGATGCCGAAGACGGCGAACTGGGCGAAGCGGATCCTCTCGACGTTTAGGACATCGCTCGGGATCACACGCGAGGCCTGGGCCGGGACGACGCTGAAAGACTTTGAGGGCCTTCGGGTGAAGGCTCGCGTCTACCACAAGGCCGGTACCAGTGGCGGCACGTTCGTCAACGTGGCCGAGTTTCTGCCGGGGGCCGGAGCGGCACCAGTCGAGACCGCGACCGCGAAGCCGACCGTCGAGCGAGCGGTCGCGCCGCCGAGCTCGAGGCCGCCTGCGAATCGGACGCCGACGAAGAAGGCCGACGCGGCGGCGTCGATGCCGGACGACGACATTCCGTTCCTCTGGCTCCTGGCGTTCGTCGCCGCTGCCTGCTCGCAGGTGATCGCATGACACAGAAGCCGTGTTTCCGCTGCCGCGAGCGTAAGCCGATGTCGGAGTTCTACCGTCACGCGGCGATGGCCGACGGACACCTGAACAAATGCAAGGCCTGCTGTCGTGCCGACGCGATCGCCAACAGGCGAGCGAAGGTCGACTACTACCGTGCATATGACAGGGCCAGGACGCAGACCAGTGACCGCCGCGAGTGGGCCGCCGGAAGGCTCCGGTCGTATCGGTCTCGGAATCCGCTGAAGAATGCCGCGAGGGCTGCGGTCAACCGTGCCGTCAGGTCCGGATCTCTGGCCCGCCGGCCGTGCGAGGTCTGCGGCTGCGATCAGGTTGACGCCCACCACGACGACTACTCGAAGCCGCTGGCGGTTCGGTGGCTTTGCCGGATCCATCACCTGATGGCTCACGGAAGGTACCAGACCAACTGAGGATCCACGGCCCGCTCCCGGGCCTCAGTGGCTGCCTATCTCGGCCACAGGGAGAGCGCTGCCGGCGGTCGCGATGTAACACCGGCACCTGGTGAGGACGTTTCCTCTCACGACCTGCACCAGGCGACCGCCCCACGACACGGGGCCAACACACGGAGGTCAGGATGACGATCACGGACGCGATCGACGCGATAAACACGGCAGCCGACCGGCACGCCGCGATGCAGATCGCCAACGCCGTCGCGATGGAGTCGATGGACGGCGCGAGACCCTACGCCGACGAGCTTGCCGTCCGTCGTGCCTGGTTTGAGCGGTGGGGAAACGGCCCGCAGCAGCTCGGCTACGCCGGGCCACGGGCCGGCACCAACTGGACGGGGGACTGATCATGGCACTACGGACCAGCATGGAAGCGATCGAGGCCATGCCGATCTTCGCCAAGGCGAAGCCGGCGGCCGTCGGCCATGCCGCGGCCGAGGCCTGCGCGGCGAAGGCCGAGCGGACGACCGCGTTCGACGCCGGCCGGGCCAGGGCCGCTGTGCTCGAGGTCCTGGCGGACGGCCAGGCCCGCAGCGGCGAGCAGCTCGTCGATCACTGCCAGCGGATCGGGATAGTGCCACATGACGCGAGAGCGTTCGGGGCCGTGTTCGGCAAGCTGAAGCGGGACGGGCTGATCGAGGAGGCCGGGTTCGTCGCCAGGTCAAAGGGCCACGGGACGAGCGGTGGGCGGCTATGGAGGGCCACGCATGGCCGGTGAATGGATTCCCTACGACGTTTGCCTACCCCAGAAGCCCGAGGTCCTGGACCTCGTCGACCGGACCGGCCTCGAGGTCGACCAGGTCGTCGGTCGGCTTCTGATGCTATGGGGATGGTCGGCACTGAACAGCTCCGACGGGTCGGCCCGGATGTCGCTCCGGCTCCTGTCGAAGGTCTGCGGGGGCGACGAGGCGTTCTGGTACGCGGTCCAGGAAGTCGGCTGGCTCGTGATCGACGCGGAAAACGGAACAGTTGGTATCCCCGGATGGGACGCCAGGTTCTCAAAAGCCGCTAAATCAAGGGCCATGGCGACCGTCAGGCACCAGGTCGACAAGGTTGGGGGCGCTACGCGCCCCCAGCGGGGGCGCGTAGCGCCCCCAGCCGGGGCGCAGCGCGCCAGAGAGAGAGGAGATAGAAGTTCTTCTTCTTCCCCCGGGACGGCTGAGCATGGAGACCAAGAGCCGGGCGACTGGGAGGCCCTGCGGAAGGCCTGGCAGGCCGGCAAGGGCCGCCCGTGGAATCTGCCAGACCCGCCAGACAAGGCCGCCGACCGGCTGGCCGAGCCCGGCTGGTACGCGAAGGCCCTGGCGGCGATCGAGGCCCTCCCTCGCTGCCGCTACTTCCGCGACCCCGTGACGCTGCCGCAGCTCGTCGCGCCGGGATTCGTCGACAAGGTCCTCGGGGGCCAGTTCGACAACGCGAGGGATCACGCGCCGGCCCGCGGCGGCTACCGCGGCGGCCAGGAAGACCGGCCGCCTCCGCAGGCCTGGTCGGGGAGCGACGCTGCCGCCTTCGAGGCGACGAAGCGGAAGCTCGCGGATCAGATCAGGTCACAGGAGGGCGCGGCGTAATGGGACGACCACTCAACACCGGATCGGAGCCATGGGTCGATCCTGCCGAGGACGCCGCGAGCATGTCGAGTCTTCGGCTCGCTCCGGCGATCGAGGCCGAGGCCCGCAAACTCCGCGATGCTCACATCGGGCGACGCATGGCCGAGACCGAGGAGGCCGCGAGCGCGAAGATCGCGAAATGGGCCGCCGGGATCTGCCGGCCACGGAGCGGAGGCCACAGGACGTGAGCGAGAGAACACGCAGGATCAGGAGCATCGCATGAGTGACGAAACGAAACCGCAGGACTCGGCAGCGATGTCTCCTGCATTCGCTGGTTCTCAGCCTGTAGCGTGGCGTGTCTATTCCGACGACGGCAGCGAGGCTGTCTACTCGCTTTACGAGCAGGCCCGCGCCGCAGCGGACGAATGGAACTGGAGCGTAGAGCCGCTCTACCGCCACCCGCGCCCAATGCTGACAGATAGAGAGATTGAAGCCCTTGAGTGGGCTGCAATAACTGCCAGCGAATCACTGGGGCACGCCGAAGCGATTCGCGGATTGCTTGAGCGATTGGATGACTGATATGCGAGACGGGATACAGTGGTACGAGTTTCTTATTGCAGCAACTGTCTGCCCTGCGTCGTTCTTCTGGTCTGTGTGGCTTATTGGGTGGCTGACCAACTCAGACCCGCTGATTGAAGAAATATGGCGGCTGCGAGGGCAAAACTCCGTGCTGCGCGAGCGGCTGGAGCAACTGGAGGGCGAGCGGCGGCGAGATGCAGATACGCTTCGCAAGGTGATCGGGAAGTGAGAACGCGTAGGATCAGGAGCGGTTGCTCCGCTGTATCGCCAGCCGAAACTCACCGACGCGGAGCAGAGGGCGATTGCGGTGGCGATTGTAGGCTCGCTTCCGTCTTACGCCGCCACGCTCCGCAACCTTTTGGAACGTATGACGTGACGCTCTAGAAAATCAGGTGCAGACAAATGAGAGACAGCGAAATCATTGCCATGCTCAAGAACGACTGCCCAATGTGCGGCCCCGCTGACTGCGCGTGCACGGCTACTGAGCAGGATCAATACAGAGAGATACAACGCCTGCGGCTCACCGACGAGGAGCGGGAGGCGATTGAGTTGTCGGCAGGCGACTACCTCTACCACCAAGACGCTGGAGGCCGAGCGCAGTGGATTCGGAAAACGCTGCTAGGGTTACTGGAACGACTGAAGTGAGAACGCCCAGGATCAGCGGCAGCGATGAAAGGACTCACTATGCTTAAAGACTATGCAACGCTGTCCGCTGCATCCGTTGGTTCTGCCTGCTTTGAGTGCGGCGGTCTTGCCGACGTTGAGCATCACGTTGTTCCGAGATCACGAGGCGGCACGAAGACGGTGCGGCTGTGCGAGGATTGCCACGGCAAGGCGCACGGAAGGGCGATGACCACGAACGCCCTCACGCGAGAGGCTCTTGCTCGCAAGCGGGCGAACGGCGAGCGAACTGGGCAGACTCCATTTGGGTTTGACCTCGCCAGCGATGGCCTGACGCTGATTCCCAACGCCGGCGAGCAGGAGTCGTTGGGTGTTATTCGGGGGCTGCGAACACAGGGAATGACCCTTCGGGAGATTGCGGCTGAGATGAATCGGCGAGGCATCCGAACGAAAAAGGGCGGGCCTTGGGTTCATTCGACGATCCAGAGGATTGTCGGCTGACATAGGCAGAACCAGTGATTATGCGGACCCGGATATTCACCAATAACACGCCGTCCAGCCGCATATCACGCCGCCGATTCGCGCCACACGGCCGCTAGACGCTGATCGCCGCCGCTATCGTGGTCCGCATAACACGCCTCGGTGATTCCATTGAATCCGCCCTCCACAGACCGCCAATAGACTCGACCGCGGAGGGCCACGGATGGCTTGTCTTCACCTGACGACCGAGCAGCTCGAGAAGGAGTTCGTCGCCGTGTTCGGCGACGGGGTCGCCGTGCCGACGAAGCTGTGGGTCGACCACTTCCACGATTACCACACGTTCATTCGCGTCGTCTTCCCGAAGTTCACAGGGAAAGGGGCCGACCGGCTCCAAGACCTCCGCGACCGGCTGATGATCAAGTACGGATTCAAGCGGGCCGAGCTGTCGATCGTCGTCTTCATGGACGACGACTCCTACGACTTCTTCGCAGCCCACCGGCTCCACATTCACCTCGCCGGTTGATTCGCAGGGCAGGAAATCTACGGTGAAGGTCCGCATGGAGGCGGATCGTGGAGTTCACCGTCGAGATACCAGGCGAAGCCGTTCCGCAGCCGCGGGCACGAAGCACCCGCGGCGGTCGCATGTACACGCCGGACAACGGGATCGTGGCGTTCAAGCAGGCGGTCGGCCTGCTCGTGAAGGCCGAGGCGGCACGGCGGAGGATCTCACTGGACGATTCCTCCGCGTTCGTCCTCGAGGTCGTCTGTGTGTTCGGCCGCCCACTTTCCCACCTGACCACCTCGGGCGATCTGCGGACGACGGCTCCGGCCTGGCCGGGCCTGCGGTGTGGCGACTGGGACAATCTCGCGAAAGGCGTCGCGGACGCGATCACGAAGACCGGGGCCGTGTGGAAGGACGACTCGCAGGTCGTCGAGGGCCGCTGCCTGAAACGCTACGCGATTTGTGGGGAAGGACCGCGGACAGGGATCACGATCCGGAGGCTGCCTCCGTGACACGCCGCAGGCTCGCGGACGGTGATCGCGTTCTGACGACGGCCGAGGAGCGGATCGTCCGGAGAGCGATCGCCGGCGGAGCAACGCGAGCCGAGGCGGCCGCGGCCGCGGGTGTTCCGGTGAAGCGGGTCTACCGTGCCCTTCACGGTCAACTCTCCGACCTGCCTCCTGGGAAGCACGGCCCACGACCTGGCGTCGAGTATCCGCCCCAGCCGGAGTTCGTCGACCTTCCCGTCGAGGAAATCTACCGTCGCGCTGCCGAGCTGCGGGCCGAGCGATGGGGCGAGGACGAGACCGCGACCAGGTGGAACCCGAGATTCACCCCGCTAGACGACGCGTAGGCTTTTCGTCATGGCTACCGTATCCGCAACGCCCGGCACGCTGAACATCATCGTGAAGCAAGGCCAGGCCGTGTCGCAACTGCTCGACTTCTCGATCGCCCTCACCGGCTACACGTTCTCGGCCGAGATCGTGTCGGCCGTGACGTTCGCGACCGTCCAGGCCCTGACGGTGTCGACGGTGAATCTCGCGACCGGTCAGGTGAACGTCGGGCTGTCGGCCGCCAACGCGGCGAACGTCGCGGCCGGGACGTATCTCTGGCGGCTCGTCTGGACGCCGGCCGCGGGCAACGCCCAGACGGCCCTCGAGGGGATCTGGGAGGTCGTCCGCTGATGCCGATCGAAGTATCCGTTACCGATCAGAACGTCCAGGTCTCCACCAGCGGCCAGACGGTGAACGCGTCGGTCTCTGGTGGCGTCGGGCCTGCCGGGCCGACCGGGGCCACCGGCGCGACTGGAGCAACGGGTCCGGCCGGGGCCACGGGGCCTGCGGGGCCTACAGGAGCTGCCGGCCCGACGGGGTCCACGGGATCGCCTGGCGCGACCGGAGCCACGGGAGCCACCGGGGCCACGGGTCCGGCAGGGGCGACGACCTGGGCCGGCATCACCGACAAGCCCGCGACGTTCGCGCCGTCGAGCCACACACACGCCGCGAGCGCGATCACAAGCGGGACGCTCGACGCTCAACGGCTCCCGAGCGGAGTATGGGCTGGCTTTGTCCAGTACGGAAACTCTTTGCTCGATACGAACCTGACCGTCTCCGGTGACTTCGAGTCGGAGGGGACAGTGGTCGCGGCTCAGTTCGCCGGACCGATAAGCGCGGACTACATCACTGGCGGCACAATCTCTGATTCCTGCCTGTCCGCGAACGTTACCGCTGCCGTGGTCGCTGGCGAATCGTTCCTACATCCTTTCCTGACCGGGGGACTTTGATGCCGTCCACCTACAAAGTTCTGGGGCAGTCGAACCCTGCCGCGACAACGGCGACAACGCTCTACAGTGTCCCCGCGTCACGGGCTGCCGTCGCCTCGACGCTCTCCGTCTGTAACCAGGGAGCATCGTCCGCGACGTTCCGTGTCGCCGTCCGGCCTGCCGGGGCGACGCTGGCGGCGACTCATTACCTCGTTTTCGACTCGTCGCTGACTGCGAACGACTCCGCATTCCTGACGCTCGGTATCACGCTGGCGACCACGGATGTAGTGACCGTCTACGCGTCGTCGGCCTCGCTGTCGTTCTCGCTCTTCGGGTCTGAAATCTCGTGACCGTATCCAACGCCTCGACGATCCGCCGCGTCTCGACGCTTCGGCTCGCCCCGATACATCCGGAGGCGGCCGACTGGTCTACTCGAGTAGCGGCGCAGGGGGCGAGCGTATCGACGGCCACGCTCGCGAACGTTAGCCGTCTGTGCTACGCGATCGACGCGGCCGGGATTCGTGATCGGTTTCTGCGGCTGAATGTCTTTAGTGGCACGGGGCTAAACGCCGCGATTACTCCGCTGTTTCGCGGGCGAAGCCTGACGGGGACACAGTTTGGCGGAACGGTCGATACCAACGCTGGCGGCGCGAGTGCGTTCGTGTCTGGCGATTACTCGGAATCGGTGGGGCTGACGGGCACGGGAACAAAGCATCTAGACACGGGATTCTCCACTTCGCTGGTGACGGCGGCGCAGTGGGAATCCATGCACTTTTCTGGGTGGCATGGCCCAATCGCGGCAATAAATACCGACCCGTTCATCGTCGGAATGTTCGGATCGGATCGCTACGGTATGCAACTTAGTATTCGCACCGCTTCGCTAGCCTACGAAACCGGCCGAGCGGGAAGGACAGCGACCGTAGTGGCAACCTCTGGAGTTCAAGGGGCGAAGCCGTCCGCGTTTCTGCTGAATCAGCGCACATCTACGGTCTCGCAAGAACTGTATCGCAACGGCACTCTAGAGGTGACAAGCGCGACCGCTGTGACGGCAATCGTTTCGCAATCGTTTCCGTTTTTTGTGTTCGCGTACAACAACAGCGGCGCAAGAGCGGGCGACCAACCCGGCACGCCGCTGCGGCATTACTCCATCGGCCTTGCCATGACTGCCGCGCAGGTCGCCGCGTTCTACTCCGCGATGCTCGCGTTCAATACCTCAATGGGGCGAACGTCGTGACGCTCGACCAGATACCGCTACCGCTGTCCTACGAAGATTCGCGAACGCTCGCGCTCGTGTATCCCTACGAGATCGCGCTGGCGCTATATCAACTTCAAACGGAGTACGGCGACCCGCGGCACGTCCACCAAGGCGTCCAGCTCACCGATGGCCGATATTGCCTATGCGGTGACATTCTCAGCGAGGTCGGGCCTGGCGGGCTCCTCGAGGGTCTCTTCTCGCACATCACGCCCGACATGATGTCGGCCGTCGACGTGATCCCATGGGCTGACGCGGCCGCTCTCATGCCACCGGTCGAGGCCGACCCCCTGTGACGCAACGCGTCGAACGCTGGCAGCCTCCGCGTATGCGTCGCACGACCGCGACCAAGGAGGTCGCCCACTACAGGACGGCCGACTGGAAGGCTCGCCGGCTGCGGATCCTGCGGAGGGACGCGTTCGTGTGTCGGTCCTGCGGTCGCGTGGTCTACGGCCAGGCCGCCCACGTCGACCACATCGTCCCCCTCGAAGAAGGCGGGACAGACGACGACGAGAATCTTCAAACGCTGTGCCAGTCGTGCCACGGCACGAAGACGCGGGAAGAGCAGCGGAGGCGAGGCAGGCTGTGATCCACATCGTCACCGGCCATATCTGCTCAGGGAAGACGACGTTCGTCCGCGAGCACGCGAGACGCGGCGACGTGATCATCGACATGGATGTCCTCGCCCATGCCATGACGACCGACGACATCGCGGACCACGACTACCCCGACCACGTCGGCGAGATCGCGAGGGCCGCTCGCTGGCACGCGATCGACGCCGCGGTCCGGCTTCACTCCTCGGGGACGTTCGACGTGTGGATCGTCCACGCGTATCCCGAGACACGCGACTACGTCACCTATCGACGCATGTCGGCCACATGGCACGAGATGGAGGCGGAGCATGGCACGCTCCGCGATCGGGCCACACGCGAGCGGCCAGAGCGGTTCCGTCGCGTCCTCGAGGCCCGGATGGCCGAGGGGGTGGGGTCGGCCGCGGGTCCAAAAAAGGACGGAAGACCCCACGAGCCCTCGACGCGAATATTTGGGGAGTAACAAAAAATGGGAAGTAGAGGTCCGGCCCCGCAGCCCGGCAGCTCCGAGAGCAAACGCGGCCGAAACACGATGTACCGGAAGACCCCGGCCGTCGTGCCGGCCGCAGGCGTCGCCGTCCCCGCGAGCGTCCAGCTCGTGCCGGCGGCCGCCGCGTTCTGGGACCGCGTCGCCCCGACGCTGATCGCCGACGGCCGACTCGTCCCCGAGCAGGCCGACGCGTTCGCGATCCTGTGCCGGCTTCACTCCGAGATCCGCCTCCTCGAGGACCAGGTCCTGGCCGAGGGCTTCGTCACCGCGACCGACAAGGGTCAGGCCGCGAGCCCTGTCGCGAAACTGCTCCGTGACTCGCGCCGCGACTTCGTCACACTGGCGAGGGACTTCGGACTGACGGCAGCCGCTGCCGCCCGTATCCCGCAGGATCCCAAGAATGGCGAAGAAGAAGACGACCCCGAAGCCGCGATCCTCGCGAAGCTCTCCGTCCGCGGGTAAGCCGCTCGACCCGAAGAAGCGGCCGGAGTATCTGCCCGGCTACAAGTGGGACGAGGACGCGGCCCAGGCCCCGGTCGACTTCGTCCAGGGGCTGTGTCGACACCCAGACGAACGCGGAGGAGATCCGAAGCGTATCGAGCTGATCGAGTGGCAAGCCGAGAAGGTCCTCCGTCCGCTCTTCGGCTGGCGTCGCCCCGACGGCCGCCTCCGGTTCCGTCGCGCCGGGATCTTCGTCCCCAAGAAAAATAGGAAGAGTTCCCTTATGAGCCAGTTGGCTCAATACATGGCGACGTGTCACGCTCCGGCCCAGGACGTTTTCCTCGCGGCGAACGACCGGCTCCAGGCTCGGACGATGTATCGCATGGTCCGCCAGTCGGTCGAGGCGAGCCCGCAGCTATCGAAGCGGCTCGAGGTCGTCGACTCGCGGAGCATCATCAGGAACCGCGAGACCGGGAAGGAGATCCGCTGTCTGTCCTCCGACTCGTGGCGGAACGAAGGCCTGAACGGATCGGTGATCCTCGACGAGATACATAGTTTCCGCTCGCCTGATCTGGTCGACGCGTTGATCTACGCGACCCGCGGCACGGCGAACGGTCTCGTGATCTCGATCTCGACGGCCGGCTCCGACCGAAACGGGATCGGCTGGCGCTGGTGGCAGGACTGCGAGCTGGTGATCAAAGACCCGAAGGCGAACCCGACCTTCTACGGTCTGATCTACGCGGCCGACGAGTCGGACGACTTCTCCGACCCGAAGGTCTGGCGGAAAGCCAATCCTTCGATGGGGGTCGCGTTCCCCGAGGACGAGTTCGCGGCCGACTACCAGGACGCGACGACCGACCCGCGGAAGATGAGCAAGTTTCTCCGCTACTCGCTGAACGTCTGGCAGGCCGGCGACTCGCGCTGGTTCGTCCCGCCGCTCGACTGGTCGGCCTGCTCCGCCGGTCCGCTCGATCCGACCGAGGGCCGGCCGTGCTGGGTCGGCGTCGACCTGGCGTCGAATCTCGACATGACGGCGGCCGCGTTCGTGTTCAAAGAGTCGGACGGCTCCTATTCGGTCGAGTGGAAATACTGGGTCCCACGCGAGACCGTGGCCGACCGCGTCCGCGAGGGAATCCCCTACGACTCCTGGATCCGTGACGGATGGGTGACCGTCACCGACGGCCATCGGCTCGATCACGAGAGCGTCGCTCGCGACATCATCGCGTATGGCGAGACCCACGAGATCAAGGCCGTGGGCTGCGACCCGTGGCAGGCCGGAGCCCTCGAGACGCTGCTCCAGCGTGAAGGGATCACGACGAAGGACATAGCGCAAAAAACGTCGACGCTCAACTCGCCATGTAAACTCCTCGAGGCCCTGGTCGTCGAGAAGCGGCTCCGCACGGGCGGGAATCCGGTCGCCCAGTGGAACGCGAACAATTGCTGTGTCTACACCGATCCCACAGGGATGATTAAACCCGACAAGGCGAAGTCGACCGAGAAGATCGACGGCGTCGCCGCCCTCGTGAACGCGCTCGCCCTCGCGTCGACCGACGAGGACACGGGCGAGTCCGCGAACCTGGACGACTGGAAGATCAGGATCATCTGATCGAGATTCTGCCGGGGGATCGCGGGGGAAACTGGCGGACATGCCCAGCCCCAAGAATCGCCGCCCGTCCACCACTGGAGGCCGCGGCAGCCGACGCCGGACTCCGGCCAAGGCCGCCGCGGCCCCACGCGTGATACAGGTCCGCGGTACGTCGCTATCGTCGCCCGGAAGCTGGGGCTCGATCCTGCCGTCGGCTGTCGGCCCCGAGACCGCCGTCCGCGTGTCGGCGATCTTCGGCGTCGTCCGCTGGATCGCCCAGGCCGTCGGGATCTGCCCGATGCAGATCATGCAGGAGCGGCCCGACGGTCGCCGGCAGAAGGCCGATCTACCCTGTGCCTACACGCTGCGGAAGCGGCCGAACCGCTGGCAGTCGGCGTGGGATTTCTACACGCTTCAGGCCTACTGGACCGCGCTCCACGGCAACGGCTACGCGAGGATCATGCCTGGCGACCGCGGCTGGATGACTCAACTCATTCCACTCCATCCGTCGCGAGTTGTGGTCGAGCAGAACGCCGACTACTCCCTGGCCTACAAGTTCTGGAACGACAAGGGAATCTGGGAGCCGCTCGCCCAGGAGCAGGTCCTTCACTGGCGGTGGATCTCCGACAACGGGATCGTCGGTCACGCCCCGGCCGAGATGAACGCGACGAGTATCAACCTGGCCCGCCAGCTCGACACCGCGGCTACCGCGTTCTGGTCGAACAGCGCGAGGCCCGACATGGTCCTCGAGACCGACGAGAAGATCCCCGACGCGGCGGTCGACGCGATTCGAGACGCTCTCCAGGAAGCCTACGGCGGGGCCGCGAATCGCGGCCGTGCTGCCGTGCTGCCGAAGAAGACGCGACTAAAGCCGATCGAGAGTAACTCGATGGAGGCGTCGCAGTTCCAGGAGCTGCGGGACGCGATCCTGCCAGACGTGTGTCGACACTGGGGCGTCCCTTCGACGCTCCTGGGCGACGCGAAGATGAACAAATACAGCACGGTCGAGCAGGAGCACCTATCCGCCCAAGTCTGGTGCCTCCTGCCGTGGGCTCGCCGGATGGAATCGCCGATCGACATGGCGCTCCAGCCGGTCTATGGCGAGAACACCTACGCGAAGCTCGACACCCGCGGGATCCTGCGGGCCGACACCGCGGGCCGGGCTGCCCTCTATCAGTCGCTCTGGAACATGGGCGCGATCACGCCAAACGAGATCCGCGACCGCGAAGACTTCGAGCTGCTCGACACCGAGGCCGCGAACCAGACCTACGTCCAGCTCGGGTTCTCCACGCTCGACGCCGCGGCCGCCCAGGCCGGGGCCGCCGGGGGCGAGCCGCCGGCTGCCGTCACCGACACGCCGGCGGCCGACACGACTCCAGCCGATCCGCAGACGACGCCCGACGCCACGATGGGGACCTGACGATGTCGCAACAGATCGAGACCCGCTACCTCTCGCAGTCGGCCGACCCTGATGTGGAGCTGCGGCTGGAGACCCGCGACGACGGCCGCCCGGTGATCGTCGGCATGGCCCCGCCATGGAACAAGTGGTCGGTGGACCTGGGCGGGTTCAAAGAACGCTTCATGCCCGGGGCATTCCGGAAGTACCTCGACCGATCGCCGAACGACCCGCGAGGCAAGGCCGACGTGGTCGCGAAGTACAACCACATGGACTCCGCCGTCCTCGGCCGGACGACCAACGGCACGCTCGACATCCAGGAGACCGAAAAGGGTCTCGTGTTCCGGGCGACCCCGCCGGTCGGCACGCCGACCACGGCCGAGGTCGTGCCCCTGATCCGCGACCGCTACATCTTCGGGTCCTCGTTCGCCTTCTCGCTGACCGAGGCCCGTGGCGAGTCGTGGGACGAGGATCCCGCCGGCAACGTGACCAGGACGATCACCGAGGCGGCCATCTTTGACGTGTCGCCGGTCACCCACGCCGCCTACCCGAACAGCTCCGTCGGCCTTCGCTCTCTCTCCGCATGGAAGGCAGCCCGTGGGCTCGTCCAGCACAGGGAGCAAGGCCGCGGGCTGCTAATCTCGCTCGACTACGACCGGACGTTCACCGCGGCCCCTGGCCTCTGGCGTTCGTTCGTCAACATGGCGACGGCCGCCGGGAACCGCGTCGTATGTATCTCGCGACGCGAGGCGACCGACGAAAACCGCGAGGAGCTGCGGCTCGCGTTCGCGGACCTCGAGGTCGGAGACCTGATCCTCTGCGGGGCCGACACCCAGAAGCGCGACGCGGCCGCCCAGGCCGGGATCGCGGTCGACGTGTGGGTCGACGACTACCCCGAGGGAATCGTGGCGGCCCAGGCCCCGGCGGCTCGCTCGTTCAAGGTCTCGACGCTCGCCGGATCGAAGGCTGCCGCCGCGGCCGCCGTCGCCCGGATGCGAATCAACGCTGGCTAACAAGGGGAAGACATGCCGTCCGCTCTGACCGTTTCCGGGCTCCTCCGGATCGACTGCGCTCTAACGAACACCCAGACCATCGGGTCGGTCGAGGACGCGTCGGTCGTGCTGGAGAACATCGCGTTCGCGAACGGGACCGGAGCGAGCCAGGCGAATATCTACATCAGGAAGTCTGGGAGTGTCGTGTCGAACGGGAGCGACACGACGACGCTCGCGTCGGTGACTGTGCCGACCCAGTCGGGCACGACCTACACCGCGTCGATCGACCGGCTCCGGATGCTCTACGTCAAAAACACGAGCGCGGCTCAGTTTCTCCGCGTCGTGATGGCGAACACCGCGGACGATTCGATCTACGACGCGGAGGTCCATCCTGGAGGCGTTCTCTTTTGGAGTGTCGGGGTGTCGACGGTCGAATCCGCTCCAGGGGGAACGGCGATCGACAAGGTGACGATCTACGCTCCGTCGTCAAACACCGTCGCCGCTGCCTACGACATGGTCCTCGTCGGGACGAAGACATGAGCCTATGCACGACCTGCGGCGGCCGCTGCCGCGTCGAGTCGAGCAAGCGGGCCGGCGACCGCCAGGTCCGATACGTCGAATGCCAGACCTGCCGGCAACGTCGCCGCCAGGTCGTCCCCGCCAACGCCGTCTGGAGACGAAAACGATGACGACCGCCGCCGCCGCAACCGCCGCAGCCGACAAGGAACACGGCCTCCTCGACCAGGTCTACGTGTTCATCGAGACCGCGAAGGCCCGGGCCGCCGACGGCCTGACGTGGGGCGAGTTCGGCGAGCTCCTGCTCGCCATGCTCCGTCTCGTCGTGCCGTTCCTCGACAACGTGAAGGCCATGTCGGGCCCCGAGAAAAAGGAGTTCGCGCTGGACGCTGTCGGTCGGCTCTTCGACGCGGTCGCCGACTACGCGATCCCGGCCACCGTCTACCCGATCTGGATCTTCGCACGGCCCGCCGTCCGGACGCTCGTCCTGGCGATCGCAGGCGGCGTCCTCGAGCAGTATCTCTCCGTCCTCCGCGGCAGGTGATGCGATGCCGATCCCTGTCGTCGATCAGATCAGAACGCTCCACGCGTGGTCACCGCTCCTCGGCTACATGCGGAGGATCTCGACCACGATCGACGCCCGTGAGCGGGCCGTGGTCCTCGGTGACCTGGCCGAGTGGCTCGCGGAGAAGACGAACACGAAGTTCGACGACCGGCTCGCCTCGCGGGTCGCCGCCGTCCTGAAGACACCCGAAGGCGTCGAGCTCGTCCGAGAGTTCGTCGCCATCGCTGACCAGATCGCCGACACCATGCCACAGGAGACCGACTCGTGATTCAGTACGCCCAGGCCGCCGTGGGAATCGCCCTTGTCGCCTACGCCCTCTACCTCGTCATCCAGTGGGCCCGCGGGCTCCGCGCCTTCGGCTCGTCCTCGAAGATCCCGACCGACGACGTTCGGATCGTGAGCGACCTCGCGACCCGGCTCCGAGAGCAGGGGAAAACCCCGGCCGTCTCCATCGCTCTCCAACTCCACGCCGAGCTGCTGAAGCCCGAGGAGCCGAAGGTATGAGACCGCTCGTCCTTCTCGCTGCCGGCCTGTTCCTGCTCGCGGGTCCGCTGCCGGCGATCCCGTGGCCCGTGTCTATCGTGACGGCTCCAGCCGCCGCGACGGCCGCGGTCTACGTCTACGAGAAGGACCAGACCGCCGTGCCGACCGGCGTCGTCGTGGGGCTGAACCGACTGAACCGCGACCGCGGGATCGTCGCGACGCTCCTCGAGGCCGACACGGTCGACGGCACGGGCGAGATCCCCGAGCAGTACCGGCCGGCCCTGGCGGCCGCGCAGGTCGACGGCCTGCCCGCCCTTGTCGTCCTGTCGGGCTCGACGGTCCTGTCGATCGTGAAGGCCCCGACCGACCCCGACGCGATCGCGAGGGCAGTCCCATGATCGACCCGAAGCTGATCGACTACTTCCCTGACGAACACGACGGCTACCCCGACCACCTGGCGGCCGAGGACACCGACGACGTTCTCCGCGACGCCTGCGGCAACGCGGCCCGCGAGTTCCCCGACTCGCTCTGGATCGAGCCGCGGGACTGGGCCGACGCGGCCCGCGACAATGATCGGTACGACACATGGCCGATCAACTTCATCGACCGATACACGAACCAGAATCCCACCCACGAATGCACCTGCCACAGTCTGCGCGCGAACATGGAAGCGGCCCGCAACCGCGCTCGGTCGGTGATCTTCGAGGACGGCCCGAAGAAGGCCTACCGCTACGGCGAGTCGTCGCTATTCGGCTCGGTCTGGCTGTCGCCTCTCTCAGTCTACGCCGAAGCGAATCCCGACCGCTGGGGCGGGGCGAACGTCCGAGCGGTCCTGGAGATCGCTGTCCGCCGCGGGATGCTGCCCGACACGATCCAGCCGGCCGAGTACCACTTCGCCCACACGCTTACCGGCACGAGCGGCGAGGGCAACTCGAACCAGTCCGGCGGGCAGTGGGTCTCGGTCTCGCGGTTCCCCGAAGGCTGGCAGGAAACGGCCCGCCACTTCCGGCCCCTCGAGGTGATCTTCCCGAAGAGCTACGAGCAGGCCGTCTGCTGTGTCCTCCGCGGTCTCGTCGTGAGCGTGGGCCGCCGCGGCCATGCTGTGCCGTGGTCTCGGTGGGTCGCCGATAAGCGGCTGATGGCCTACCCCGACTCATACAACGTCACGCGCTACGACTCCGACAAGACCGCACGCTCCGCGTGGCGTGGCTCGTTCGCGATCGCGACCGTCACACTCCCCGACGACTGGAGCCGGCCCGCCGGATGAATCATGCGGTCCGCCATCGTCTGGATGATCTTCGCGGCGTCAGCCCTCGCGGCTGACTGCGGCGTCTGCCAAGGTACGCGGACCGTCGGCCGGGTGCCGCTGTTCTATCCGTGCCAGGCCTGCCAGGGGACCGGAACGACGGCCGACATTCCGTCAGAAAAAACTAGCAGTATTCCTGACCGAAAGCCGGGCCAGCCGCGGCCGTCCGTCTGCCGCGTCGTCTGCGGAGTCGGAGCTTCGCTCGAATGTAGTAGCGGCGTCCTCGTTCGCGTCAGTGGCACGTCGGGCCTGGTCCTCACCGCGTGGCACTGTGTCCGCAGCAACCGTGACGCGGTCGACGTGTCGTTCCCGGACGGGCTGACAACCCGGGCCCGCGTTGTCGCGTGGGACCAGGACTGGGACCTCGCGGCCCTGGTCGTCGGCAGGCCAGACGCCGAGCCCGTGGCGATCGCCGCCCAGGCCCCGCGGCTCGGTGACCCGCTGACGATCGCCGGCTACGGCCCGGCCGGCGTCTACCGCGAGCAGACCGGGAAGGTGACCGACTACGGGTCACCAACCCGGAAACATCCAGCCCAGTTCGTCGAGCTCGAAGGGGCCGCCCGGCATGGCGACTCCGGCGGACCGATCTTCGACCAGGCCGGAGAGCTTGCCGGCGTCCTGTTCGGGGCCGCCCGGAACCGGACGATCGGATCCTGCTCGACGCGGATCGCCCTGTTCCTGGCCGAGGCCGACCGGAAGGCACCGGTCGCGACGCTCTGCGAGGTGCAACCGTGACCGACCTTGAGCAGGCTCGCGAGGAAGTCTGGCAGGCCCTGGCCGATCGTCCGCTGCGGCGGTCGATGCTCGGCCGCGAGCGGTGCGACGCGCTCGTCCGCGTCGCCCTGTCGCAGCTCGACGCCGTCGAGGGCGAGCTCGCCGCCGGATGGTGCGATCACCAGGTCGACACGATCCGACGCCGCGTCGAGCGGCGTGTCCGGACCGTCTACGCCGAACAATGCGGAATAGCGTTCATGACGTTGATCCTCGTCTGGGCGATCTCGGCGATCGTCCAGGCCCTCGTGATTCGGTGGCTCAACAGTAGGAGCGGATCGTGACGCGAAGCGAAATCGTCGAGGCCCTCGGTCCGACCGGGGCGATCATGAACGCGATCGGGATCCCCGCCGGGGTCCTGGCCGTGGTCCTCTGGATGTTCTGGACCGCCTGCTCGTCACTTCACGAGACCGTGGTCGTCCCTATCGTCGAGAGCCACACCGAGTACCTCCAGCAAACATCGGCGACGCTCCGCTCGCTCGGCGAGACTCAGGTCCGCCAGGCCGAGACGCTCCAGGAGATCGCGGCCGGGCAGCGCGAGATCATCACGCGGATCGGATCCGCGGGCCCTGACCGCTGACCGTCCTACCGTAGAACGCTCCGCGAGATTCTGCCGCGGCGGCCTCTCATATCGTGATGTGCGGTAAGGACACCACACAGACACACGAAGGGACTCCCCATGCCGTCGCCCAAGCTCGCCCGCCTCCAGGATGACGCCGCCAAGGTCGCCGCCGAGATCACCGATCTCCGCGCAGTCGAGCCGGCCGACGATTCCGAGCGAACCCGGATCGAGGAGCGGCTCGCGTCCCTGTCGGAGCAGTCCGACACGATCTCGAATGAAGCGGCCGCCGAGCGAGCCCTCGACGAGAAGGTCGCCAGCCTCCGCACGGTCACCGAGTCGGCCAGCTCGCCGAAGCCGGCCGAAGTGGCCCAGGCCGAGGACTTCTCGCGGCCCGACATTCGGGCCGGCGTTCGAGCGTTCCGCTCGGCGAAGGTCGCGGCCGATGTCGGCGAGTTCCTGGTCCGTCTCGCCAGCGGCGAGAAGCGGGCCATGGGCGAGACCGTCAGCGGCTACGGTGACTCCTACGTCGTGACCGAGCTCTACGACGCGATCGTCAACCGGCTCCAGTACCAGTCGGTCGCGATGCAGCTCGCGAGCGTGTTCCGGCCCCGAGGCCAGAGCATCAACCTCCCGAAGAGCGGCGAGTTCACGGTTGCGTATGCCGCCGAGAACGCGGCGTTCACCGACCAGGACCTGTCGACCAGCGGCCCGACGCTGACCCTCTACGAGGCCGGCGGCTCGGTCGCGGTGTCGAACGCCCTCCTGAACGACTCGCCGATCGACGTGGCTGGTCTGCTCGTCGACCGGATGTCCTACGGGTTCGCTACCTGGTATGACCAGAAGTGGCTCACCGGCAACGCGTCATCGCCGACGATCTCCGGCCTCCCGGCCGCGGTCGCCGCGATCGCGAGCAACCCCAACACCGTGACCGTGGCTCTCAACGCCTCGACGACCGCCGCGAACCTCGCGGACGTGGTCGGGAAGGTGGACGAAAGCATCATGGGAACCGGCGCGTGGGTGGCTTCAAAAGCCGGCTACGTCGACCTGATGAAGCTGTGGGCAGCCCAACAGACGACCATGACGGTCGGTGGCGGTCGGGTCGTCCCGACGGTCTACGGTGCTCCGGTCTACCTCGCCAAGGGTATGCCGGCGACCACGCTCGCCCTCTACGGTGACTTCTCGAAGTCGACCGCGGTCGGCCTTGCTGCCGAAGGGATCCAGATCACGGTCGCGAAGGAGCTGCTCGTCCGCAGCCGTCAGACGCTCTTCGTCGGATCCAGCCGCCTCGGCGTGCTGAATCACGGCCCCGAGTTCGTCGGTCGGCTGGCGAAGGCGACCTCCTGATCCGTGTCGATGTGATTCTCGGGGGCCGGGGCTGGCAGGGATGCCGGCCCCGGCTCTCTCTCTATAGGGACCTCCGGAGGCGAGCATGGCGAAGCCCGACACGATCCGCGTCCTTCAATGGCCTATCGTCGAGCCTGTCACGCTCACCGACGCGAAGGCTCAGGTGTCGCTCGCCCAGGACCAGACGGAACACGATCGGTTCCTCCTCGACAAGGTTGCCGCGGCCCGCCGGCTGGTCGAGAGCCGGCTCTCGGTGACACTCGTCGCGACACAGTATCGGGCGACCTGGAGGACGGGCGGGAAGATCCTCCACCTGCCGGCTCCGCCCGTGCTGATCTCCGCGACCTATCCGATCACGATCACGGTCGACGGGACTGCCCTGTCGGCGTCCGACTACGAGGTCGACCAGGACGCGTTCCCGGCTATCGTCACGCTCGACAATGAGACGACCGAGAAGATCGTCGTCACCTACTGGGCAGGCGTCGCTCCGGGCGGCGTGATCGAGCCCATGGTCCGCTCGGCGATCCTGGCCTATGTGAACCACCAGTTCGAGAACCGCGGCCTGTTGAACACCGAAGGCGGCGGCGAGCTGCCCCAGGCCTTCGAGACGCTCCTCGCGGCCAGCTCGTGGAACGGAGGCTGGTAATGGCACGAGCTGCCGGCCGCTATCGCGAGGTCTTCGTCCTGGAGCGACCCGTCCGCAGCCGCAACGCGGCCGGCGGGACCGTCGAGACCTGGGAGACGGTCGCGACGATCTTCGGCTCCTACGAGGCAACGACCTACAACGAGCAGGCCCGACGCGGGCAGGTCGGCGGCGGGATCTCGGCCACGGTCTACACGCGTTACCGCTCCGGGCTGGCAGGTGACCAGCGGCTCCGCTGGCTCGCTCGCGGCGGCAGGCTGCTCTACATCTCGGCCGTCGTCGAGCAGGGGAACCGCGAGGACCTCGAGCTGACCGTCGAGGAGCAGGTCGCATGATCTCTCTCTCCTGGAGCGACATGGGAGGCCAGGTCGGCGAGCTGATGCGGCGCTACAACGAGCTGCCGCGCAGTGTCGCGAAGAAGCATCTACAGGCCGCCATGAAGCGGGCAGGCAAGGACGCTGTGAAGATCCTGAAGGCGAACACGCCGAAGGGCGGCGGCCGCCGCGTGAAGGCTGCCGTCGTTCGCGGCGAGCTGAAGGAGAACTACAAGCGACGTGGCGGATCGCTCCGAAAGGCTGCGACGTTCACCGCGAAATACATCGGCCGGAATAAGGACGGCAGCGTGATCGGAGTCGTCGGCTACAAGTACGGTTTCGAGTCGCGAAAAGCGATCTGGCTGGAGTTCGGTACGAGTCGCGGGATCGAGCCGCGAAAGATCATCGATAAAACGCTCGCGGCCTCACGATCGGTCGTCCTCGCCAAGCTAGAGGTCGAAATGGCTGCGGCCCTCGACAAGGCCGTCGCCGAGGCAAACTCGCCTATGCGACCAGGCATGTCGAAACGCGGTCTCGCGGCCGGCGTCGCCCCACGATAGGAAAAACATGAGCACCCCGCACGTCTGGCTAAAGGAAGCGATCGAGGACGCCACGTCGGCCACGGCCTGGCCGGTCGGTATGACCGGCACCCAGTCGCCTCCCTTCACGATCTACGCTCGCGAGGCGACGAGCCGCGAGCAGGTCCTCGCCGACACGTTCGACGACACCCCGTCCGCCGACCAGGTGAACCCGGTCGCCCGGTTCCTGGTGGCGGTCTACGCCGACGACTACGTCCAGGCTTGGACGCTCGCCGGCCAGATCACCGCGGCGATCCACAAGTTCGCCGGCACCGCCGACGGGACGACGGTCGAACACTGCCTGGTTCTCGACGAGCGAGACGGCCAGCCCGACTACCTCGAGGGCCGTGAGACGCCGACCTACACGGTCGAGCTGTCCGTCGAGATCCGCTGGGCCGAGTGAGATTCGCCCCGCTACGACGGCCATAAAATCGACCACGCCCGACACAGGAGCAGACCATGCCGATCTCCACGCTGACCTCGCCAGGCCCGACGATCCCGTCCGGCGCGAAGACGATCTCCCTAAAGGATATCGAGACGGCCGGCGCGACCGCGAAGGAGGACGTGACGGTCCTCGGGGACTCGACGAGACAGTATGCGGCCCCTCCGCTGATCGAAGGCGGGACGAAGACCGCCACGAAGACATGCAGCGTCTCCGGAAATCTGAAGTCGGACACGACGCTCGCGATCACGGCGGCCGCCACGACGACCGGCTGGATCTGTGAGAGCTACGAGAAGAGCTACGAGGTCGGCAAGTACGCCACATGGTCTGCCGAGTTCTCGTTCTACCCGGCCTCGTAACCAGGAGCAGACGACGTGCCAGCAGCAACATTCACCAGCTCGCAGGGTTTCAACGCGTTCGGCGTTTCCGGCGCGACGAAGGTCTCCGTGAAGGTCTCGCGGAAGGCTGACGTGACGCCGCAGCTCGACGCCTCGACGCTTTCGATCGCCCACGGCGGGACGCGGGTCTACGAAAACGGCCTGACGGACTACGGCCAAAACGGAAACACCGGCGCGATCGTCACTGTCACGATCGAGGGCCTCGGGTCAACGAAGCCCACGAAAGGGACGATGATCACGGCCGAAGACGTCGTCTGTAAGTGCATGGACTCCACGAGCGACGACGCGGTCGGAGAGCTGAAGAAGTGGACCGCCAACTACACGAGCGACTACGCGGCCTGACCGTAGGAGGCCGACTCGATGCCGACTCCTTCGTCGCAGGGCTCGACCTGCTCGTTCAACGGGCAGAATCTTGGCAGGATCACTCGCTGGCGAGTCTCCCCTGGCTCCGCCGTGTTCGTCGAGAAGACGAACATCACGAGCGAGGTCGTCGGCTATGGGCCGAACGCCAGGATCGTGAAGGTATACGACTGCATCGCAATTGATCCGGGGACGGTCGAGGTCACACTTTACGGATGCCCTCCCTATGTGAATGCCGACATCGGGTTTCGCTCCAGTGTGTCGGTATTCGGGGATGGCGTGTCGCTGACGAAGCCGGCCTACCTTGAGTCGTTCGATGTGACCGGCAGCGTCGGCGAGTTCCTGGTCGGACAGGCAGTCTTCAAACTCACAGGTGAAGGATCATGAGCGCCCTCGACACTACGCCCGATGTCGTGACCATCACGCCGCCCGGAACGATCGACGCGGTCTACCTGCGGTCGCCCACGTTCCGCGAGTGGCACGAGCTGGTCAACGCCCACGGCGACCTGATCAAGCCGGACGGCACGGCCGGCCGGGCCTCGGCTGCCCTGATCGCGAAGACGCTCACAACCTGCGTCTGCGATGTGAACGGCAAGCCCTGCGGCCTGGCGGCCGAGAAGGTCCTCGCGGCGAATCACGCGGTCGTGATGTGGATCTACGACCAGTGCTGGAAGACCGTCCTCCGGAGCGGCGAGCAGGTCGTTCAGGATCACGAAAAAAACTCCGAAGCCGGTCAGGACTGACGGAACGCTTCCTGTACCGGCTGGCAGCACACCTGAAGATCCCGAAGGTCGAGGAATGGAAACACGAAGTAACGATCGACCAGGTCCATCGGTGGATGGCTTACTACCGCGCCGAGCCATTCGGGGAGGACTGGCTCAGGACGGCACGCGGGACGCTGTTCACGGCGATGGCGTTCGGGGCCAAGCCCGACGAAGGATTCGTTGATGTGTTCCTGCCGAACTATGACCCGGAACGAGAAATGACTCAGGACGAGATCGACGCGAAGATCGCCGCCTGGGCGGCGCAGCAAACGAGAGGCTAAGACGTGGCTTCGATCGGAAAAGTATCCGCCGTTTTCACCGCCTCCACGTCTGGCCTGACGGCTGGAGTGAAGGCAGCGTCGTCGTCCTTCCGCTCGCTCCAGTCCGATACGGCCTCGCTCTCCTCTTCGATGCGAGCCCTCGTCGCGATCAACGGGGCGCAGCTCTTCGGCTCGATCGCGTCGTCGGCGATCTCCGGAGCGCGGAGCCTGCTTTCATACGCCGACAGTCAGTCGCAGGTGATCGACTCCGCAAGCAAGATGGCGTCCCGGCTAGGCATGACCTACGGCGAGTTCGCCGGCCTGTCGCTCGCGGCCGACTTGGCCGGCGTCTCGATGGATACGATCGGCAAGGCCTCACAGAAGGCCGAGATCGCGTTCGCTAAGGCTGCCGGCGGATCCAAGATCGCGACGGCGGCATTCGCCGGCCTCGGCCTGTCGGTCGAAGAACTGAACGGAATGTCGGCGTCTGAAAGATTCGACGCGATCGCGGCGTCGATCGCGGCAATCCCCGGAGAGGGGCAACGGGCCGCAGCGGCCGTCGGCGTGTTCGGCAAGGCCGGGGCCGAGCTGCTGCCGCTGTTCTCTGGGGGCGTCGACGGGATCGCCCAGGCTCGGAAGGAAGCCGAGCGTCTCGGGCTCGCTCTGACCTCGACACAGGGCCGCGAGGTCGAGGCGATGAACGACTCGTTCACGATGGTATCTAAAGCGATCGCCGGCATCGTCCAGCAGGTCAATGCCTACATGGCTCCGGCTGTTCGTCGGATATCCGAGGCATTCGTGAAGATGGTCGGCGACATCGGCGGACAGACCATCGGGCAACGGATCGGCCAGGGGATCATCGACGGGGCGAAGTACCTGGCGACCGTGGCCGACCTGATCGCGAACGGGTTCCGGGACATGTACTTCGCCGCTGCCGACGTTCTCGGCGTGACAGTGACGAAGGAGGCGACGCGGCTAAAGGAAATGCAGGCCCAGATTCAGGCCGGCACCGCCCCGCAGACTGCCGTGGCAGGCTCCGGCGGATTCGTGACGCAACTCGACCCGGCGTTCGCCGCCGAACTGGCAAGCCTGACCGACGCGGTCGCCGCCCAGCGGCAGCCGCTGACGATGTTCACGGACGCGATCGCGAGCGCCGAGAAGGCGATCACGGACGTTCTCGCTGCTCCGCCAGACGTGGCCCCCAAGCCTCAACTGCCGCCACCAGCTCCGCCCGTCGTCGTAGATATCTCCCAGGCGATCAAGGGAATTGACTCACGGTCCTCGGCCGGCGTGGCCGAGATGTTCCGCCTCATGCGAGGCGGTGATGACGTGCAGGAGCGTATAGCATACGGGATCGAGCAGATCGCCGCCAATACGGCTGAGGATGATTTCGTCGTAGCGGAGGGCTGGTGATGGCTGTCGTCTCCTACCAGCGGATCCTCGACGGTGCCGGCCTGTCGGGCAAGTTCGGCGAGTCGCTCCAAGCGACTGAACGCTGGCAGGTCCGCGTCGACTCGCCGACGACGACCCGCCTCGAGATCCTCCAGACGCTCGCGACCGGCGGGATCGTGTGGGGTGCCTCACACCCAGAGTTTTCCGCACTGAAGGCGATGGAGTTCACGCTCGACTCCGAAGGCCGCGAGGGAATGCGGTGGATGTTCACCGTGAAATACTACGTCCCTCCTACGACGCGGACTCCACAGGCCTCGGGGATCCCGAAGGACTCCTGGGAGATAAGCGGCGGGACTGCGACCGTCCCTGTCTTCCGCGACACAAGCGGCGTCTCCATCACGAACGCAGCCGGCGATCCGCTCGAGGGCCTGGAGCGAGAGCGCGAGGAGGTGACGTGGTCGCTCGTGAAGTGCTACGCGACGGACGCGGCCTTCGCAACCGCGGAGTTTGCGTATGCCGGGAAAGTTAATAGCGCAAACTGGGGAGCATACGGGGCGAAAACGTGGAAGTGTTATTTGAAGAGCGCGAAGAAGGTCTCCGTCTCGAAGCTCGACGGAGCGGCCGACGGGGCGACGCTCGACTACATCGAGACCCACTGGGAGTTTCGATACGACCCCGATACCTGGAAATGCAAGCCGTGGGACGTGGGATTTACGGAGCTGGTCAGCGGTGAGCGGAAGACAATTACCGGATCCGACGGGAAGGCCGTGAAGCAACCTGTCGCGCTAAACTCCAACGGCACGAAGAAAACGGCTGGACAAAAGCCGGACGTGATCAATAGCGGAGCCGGCGTCGATATCTACGAGACGGCAAACTTCACGACCGGCTTCGGGACGCCGGTCTTTATTCCCACATGAGCAAGCCGGTCGCATTCTCCGAGGAAGGCGCTCGTCGCATGATCGCGGCGACGAAGGCCCACGAGGCCGGAAGTCGCAACATGCCTCCGGTCAAGTTTCGGAGCGTTGGAGGCGACGAAGGCGACCCCGTTCGTCTAGGGAAGACCTCGGCCGCCTGGAACAAGGGCACGACCGCGACGATCAGCGTCTGGGAGAGCGGAACGCCGCCGAACGAGACCCAGACCTCCGGAGTGACTCTCACTGGATGCGTCAACAAGTTCGCGAACGTCGCGACCGGGAAGTGGGTGATCGTGGCACGGGCGGGAAATGGGTCTTACTACCTGATCGCCGCGGAGTGTTCGTAATGGTGCTACTGCCGGGGTGCCCGTGCTGCGACGTGCCTGATATAGAGGAATGCCCTTTCACATATCAGCAGAACACCGTGATAAGTATCACCGTCGCAAACTCCGGCTACACCTCCGTCCTGGGTTCGCATACTTTCGCCGGCGTTCCGACTGGTTACACCGTCGAGAGATGCCTCGATCCTATTCCGTATGTGTCTTCGCCGTTGGCGCGCCAGCTCGCGCCTAATCGGATTATTTCGGATGCCCGCAATGAATGGTACCCGGACAGCAACTGCGGAAGAACTGGGGATCCATATCTAGGCGGGATCGGCGCTCAGAGGGGCGAACAATATCACAACGCCAGTATCGGCTACGGATACGTCTACCAAAGAGCTACGTCCTCATCTCCTTACAAGATCGTCGACTCAGGAGTCGGCCTCAGTTTCAAGTTTCCGTGGTTGCTGCTCACTATTGGTGACCGGTGCAGCTCAGAGTTCGATACTCGTTTCGGCAGTATCAGTTTGCAATCCCCGGAGTTCTATGACACCGGCCAAGGCTTTTTTTTGTCCGTAGACTCCCCTGCGGTCGGAACTATCTCCGTCGCTCCGCAAACCTTCAACACGGATACTTCGTCGAAATACTTTCGCCTTAGTGTTTCCAACCTACAAGCAAACCAAATGTTGCCGATCAGGATATACGGGAAGCTCCCTGTCCCGCTGTATAGTTTTTCGAATGTAACCCCGGCCGACGAAGCAACTTTTGATTTCACGATAACAGGTTGCGAGGGCGTAGCGTTTGCGTGATTCAATGCGTTTCGTTGTGTTGAGTAGGGACGAAGCAGCGCAAGCGAAAGAACGCGGCGCGCCAATAGTCGGCATTTCAGAGATACCCGGAGATAACGGGCGGGACCGCGTTCTCGTGCAGATAGCGGGCGACTCGGCTCCGGGGTTGGGCGATCTGGTCGCGTCGGCGTTCGCCGCTGTCGGGATCACAAAGGAGCGAGTGGCGCAGGTTTCCGGCGGCCCGTGCCGATGTTCCGAACGTCAGGCGGCGTTAAACGCTGCCGGGGCGAAATGGCTCGGCCTGCCGCCTGGCTCCACGGCCCCGGCGGAGATTGATCCGGGGACCCCATAGCGTAGGGTGAAGGCCCGCGGCCAGGGACGGCCGCCGACACAAGCACGGAGGGCCGGATGCGCAAGGGCCAGATCGGCGGCGACGAGATCACGCGTATGGCCCGGCAGCTCGTCGAGCTGCACCAGGACGCCCCGGCCCGGACGCTGGGCCGCCGGCTCGCGGCCGAGACAGGCGGAGCGATCACACTTCAGCAGGGATACCAGCGGATCCGCCACCAGCTCGGGATCAAAGGGAAGCGGCAGCGGATCCGGTCGGCTGACTCTTCGCTCCACCGACAGCCGCGGGCCGCCGGCGAAGTCGTGACCATGCCGAAGAGCAAGGCCGAGCCATGGGAGACTCACGACCTCGGAGTCGTCGGGACGATCGGCGTCCTGTCCGACATCCACGTCCCCTATCACTCCGAGGTCGCCCTCGGGGCAGCGGTCGCAGACCTGAAGTCGAGCGGGATCGACGCCCTGGTCTTGAACGGCGACACCTGCGATTTCTACGCGATCAGTCGCTGGACGAAGAATCCGCGACACCGAAACTTCAAAGGCGAGATCGATCAGATCCGCCAGCTCGTGTCGTGGATCCGCCAGGAGTTCCCCACGATTCCGATCGTGTTCAAAACGGGAAACCATGAGGAGCGTTGGGCGCATTGGCTGTGGCAACACGCCCCGGAGATATCCGACGAGCCGGAGATGGGGCTCGCGTCCTGGCTCCGTCTCGACCAGCACGACATCACGCTCGTCGACGACCAGCGGCCGATCATGGCCGGGAAGCTGCCGATCCTTCACGGACACGAAAAGGGGAAGGGGATCTCGGCCCCGGTGAACCAGGCCCGCGGAGCGTTCCTGCGACTTCACCACACGGTCCTCGAGGGGCACGGCCACCGGACCTCGGGACACTGCGAACCCGACATGTTCGGACATGAGGTCTTTTGCTGGTCGACCGGCTGCCTGTGTGACCTTCGTCCGGAATACGCGAGGCTGAATAAGTGGAACCACGGATTCGCGGCCGTGACGACCCACGCCGACGGATCGTTTGACGTGTCGAATCACAGGATCACGGCCGACGGCCGAGTGAGGTCGTCGTGAGTGGGGACCATCACTTCAAGGTCAGCGGCCTCCGCGTCCTGTGGAGGTATGCCAGGCTTCGTGGCCGGGCCGCGGGCTGGTCGATCACGCCCGACGAGCGGAGGCCGGACCTCGAGCGAAAGGTCCTGATCGACCAGCGGCTCCGCGGCCGGGCTCGCCTCGAGACGGAGATCCACGAGGGTCTCCATCAGTTATTCCCCGACCTGGCCGAGGAGACCGTCTCAGGGGCCGGCCGCGATCTCGCGAGAATCCTGTGGTCTCTGAGGTACAGAATCCATGACTGAAGCCGACCTCGAGGCCGCGGAGCAGCTCTGCCGCCGGCTCGGTCCGGCCAATTGCTGGACTGGGACGGGAGGTTCTCTAGCCTCGTTTGCTCTACGAATGATCCGAGAGCTGAAGGAGCGACACATGATCGAGACGAGAACAGCGGCCGAGCAGATGTTGGAGCAGTCGATAGCAGCCGTCCGCGACCGGCACGGCAAGTACGGACCGCCGGCGGAACACTTCGCCAGGACGGCCGCGATGGTGAACTCCGCCTTCGGGACGAAGTTCACGGCGTCCGACTGGGCCCTCGTGATGATCCTCGACAAGGTCTCGCGGCAGCTCGGCGCAGCGGCCACCGACGACGGCGGGATCGACATCGCGGGATATGCTGCCTGCCATCAGGAGTGCCGGGTCGCGTCGAGTTCGCCCAGGTCCAGCGGCGGCAGGGTGTCGACCGAGCAGGTGTCCCGCGGGCAGATCAGCGGGTCCACATAGACGGCCTGGAGGGCCGGGTCGCTGTGGTCGAGGAGCTGGGTCGCCGCGGCGGCTCCGCCCGCCAGGGCCGCGTATGAGGCGGCCATGCGGCGGAATCCGTGGAACCCGCGGCCACGATACTCGACGCCGGCAGATCGGCACAGGACCTGTAGAGAGGCCCAGTGGCTGCGGGTCGCCCGGTCCCACGGCCAGACCAGGTCGTCCGGCCCGCGACGGTGCTCCGCGAGCATCACGGCGAGCTGCGGCGTCACGGCCCTCTCGATGTCGCGGGTCGCTCCTTTCCTCGTCCCGGCCAGGAAGATCACGCGACGGCGGTCGAGGTCCACCTGGCCCCAGCGTAGCGACGTGAGGGCCTCGAATCGCTCGCCCGTGCATACGGCCGCGTAGATGAGCGTCGACCACCACCACCGGGACGGCAGGCCGCCCGTCCTTCCGATCCGACGCTTCGCCGCCCTGATCAGAGAGCCGACCTCGTCGGCCGTGTAGGCACGACCCAGAGGGATTGTCTTCGGGACTTTGACACGCGGGACCTCGGGAAACTCTGTAGTGATTTTCTTACGGGCGAGGTATTCCCAGACGGCCCGGATCATGTTCCTGTCCTTCCTGATCGTGGCCGGCTTCGGCAGGCGATCACGCCACCCAGGCGTAACTCGTCGCCATTCCAAATACTCCGCGACGACCACGTCCTCGAGGTCTCCGACCGTCGGCGGTCGTTTCAAGAATCGCTCGAGACGATCGAAGAGCATCCCGTAGAGCGAGACCGTGTGAGGCTTCAACTCGCGGAGCAAGGCATACCGACGAAACGCATCACGAAGCAACATAGAACGCATGGCATCACTTCCTTTTTTGTTTAGATGCCGGGCAGCCTACCGGACTGTACACGCGTCCACCACTATTCCACTCCCCTCACCTGAACGTTTGTACTCCCCTCGCCTCCACTCGACATTCCTATCTCCAACTCTCCGCAGCCGGCCCGGCGAAGGCAAACGCCGGCCGGTTGATTCGGGGGCTGGCCCGACTACCCTCGAGGTATGGCAGTGTTCATCGACCCAGGCACCCGCAAGCCCGTGCTGACCGCAGACGAGGCGGGCGAGCTGCTCGACATCGACCCGAGCAACATTCGGCACTGGGGCCGACGCGGAGAGCTCACGAAGATCGTGGAGTCGCCCAGGCGGGTCTACTACTACCTCCACGAGATCAAGAAGCGGAACAAGGAAGCCTCCGCTACCAAGAAAAAGCGCGGCGGGCGGCCACGCAAGGGCACCCAGCAAAGCTGACGAAGCCCGTCTTTCCGGCCCGAAACATTGGATTCCACGATTTTCTGGATTCCCTATTGACCATTTCACGATAACGTGTTTATCCTCCCCGTCGCGTCATGGATGACTTCGACGGTGTGGTCACCAGTGCAAGGAGGCACGACATGAACGCCGAGCTGTGGTTCGAGCTGCTGATCGTCCTGGCGAAGATTCTTTCGGTTGGCCTAGACACTTAGCCTGTATCCCATTTCACGGAAACGAGACACGGGAAGATTTCGACTCCCCAACTGCTCGTATCGCCCGAGCGCCACGCGTCAAAAAACGTTTGACCTGCTGGTGATCGTTTGTACAGTCAGGACACCCAAACGAAGGACCGAGTGATGACGAACGAAAACGACCCGCACGATCGCGAATACTCCGGTGCCGTTGCAGGAATGGCAGAGACCTACGGCCGCCTCACGGCCTGCAATCTGCCGAGCGTCGGCGACCGGATTTCCTACAGGCTGAAGACACACACGGACACCGAATGGGAATCGGGCCGCGTGGTCCGGATCCAGGAGGCAGGCGACCGACCGCTCGTCGTGGTCGAGGCCGAGGACGAGAAGACGCTCCGCGTAATCGACGGCCGGCCGTGGCCGATCGGCTCGATCCTTCCATTCTGAGGAGGCCGACACATGTCACGCATGACCTCACGCAACGACACCGCCCTTCACCGGAACACGAACGACAAAAACCACCCGATGGCACGCGGGGCCCGCCTAGCCCGGCATCTGGTGATCGCCGCCTGGCGGCCGCTGCGGGCCCTGGAGGACCTGCTCGACGAGGTCGAGCGGACACGGTGCCCCGTGAATAGCGTCAC